TTTACAGAATTTTTAGCAACAAAATTTGGCTTAATGTCGTGCGATATTTGCTTTGAAGTCTATATTCAATCCCACTATCAACAAGTGGGTTCTATTATACTAGCAACTACAAACGCCCGACCCGAAGTCCTTCAACTCTTTTCTGGAAATATTGGTAGTTTCTCTCCTGGAACTTTAGCAAAGTTACCATCTGTTACTAAGAAATTAGGACATTCCTGGACAGAAAATATTAAAATTCCCTGGCAAAATTTCCAAAAATTTACCGGAACTGGATACTCTGCATACGACGACGAAAATTTCTTCCATTCCCGCCTCCTGGTCGCTTTACTTACACCTTTTAGAACTGAAGGTTTGCCGAAATTTACGGTTCGTGTTTACACCTACCTACAAAATCTACAATACTCTTCATGGCAACCTTAGGACATAGTAAAGTTACAGATGCTTGGAATGTTCCAAATTTACAGCAACAACCTGGACTACGAATTACTGACACTAACCCGCAAGAACTTGGACACCGATCTTATAATAACGACAGAGCGATGGGTGCTATAAAGAATCTCGATCGAGAATTATCTCCTTATATGCCAAATCGTTCAAACACCACACTCCAACAACCTAACCCTCCTCCTAGAACTGATTCCTTATCTCCTTCCACTAAGATGGCAGGTCCTGGTGCTATTGCCCAAATGGCCCAAGACGTTGGAAAAGGTATGGCTAGTACATTAGCATCTGAGAAGAACGCCTATAACACGCAAACCTATTTAGATAGAGCAGGCGCTCCCGGATTACACGGAGATTGGCATGCCCAAATCGCCAAACAACTTGAAGATTCAAACAATAACCGAGCTAACGCTTATGCGCATGTCGGTGCAATGTTTGGACCTTTAGGGATGATTCTTGGCCAAATGGGTGCTGAACTCTCACAGAAGAAAGTAGATTTCGATTCTGATGCTTTTAAAACTAGTCGAACCTTTAGTGGAAATTTTAATCCTCAGGCTTTTACTTCGGTCAATGCCGCCTCATCAATAAATCAAAACAATGAGTCTCACATTCAATCCACCACATAATCCAATGGAACCACAAATACCCTCACTCAATAATGTCTGCGGTGTATTAGAACAAAACAACAATCCTCTTACTGAGCCTAAAGATATGCCTGGCATTCCTCCCTCTTTCGAATCTTATTTATCTCGATGGGAATACATGCTTAGGATACCTGTGTCTACAGGAAGAGTGAACGAAAACGTATCTCGCTTTCCTCCAATGTTTATAAATAATGCTAATAATGAATTCATGCCATTACATATGATACCGTTCAGAACATCTCGTTTCTGGAATGGGACCATACATTTTAAATTATGGGCCGTTATTCCAGAAAGATATGGTGGGAAATTTCAAATATTATATCTGCCGAATCATTTCGATGATTCCCTTCCTAAGACTGATGAATTGCAACGATACATCTTGAAGGAATGGGATCTGACAGCCACTGATACTTGTGAGTTCAGTGTAAAAGGTTTTAATACGTTGTTACAACGACCAACCTATTACAATGAACTCCCTGAAGGGCACACAGATGATCCAAGCAGCTTATATACTTTTAGCTTTCCCGCTATCACCACACAACGAAGAACATATCACTTTGGCACAATTATTATTAGAATTATTCAAGAACTACAACCTGGTAGCATTTACCCAGATACTATTGATTTAGTTCTGTATAAATCCTATCCCGAATCAAGCTTTCAAACAATTACCGATTTTAGAAACCTTACCTCACACGCAATTGATATTGAAGACATATTTTAAATACAATGAACATCTCCGAACATAATAAAATAGAGGATAACTCAACACCGTTACCAGAGCAGCCTACAACTATTGCTCCTCTGATTAACACGCAACGAATTTTTGGACTTAATGATTTGATACATCGATGGCAACCGACTGGATTTAGAGTCGTGATTAATTTGCCATTTACTGGCAATGATCAGGATTATCTTTTCCTTATACGACCACAGCCCTTTATTCCTTATCCCGGGGATTTTGGTGCTACTAGCGACAACCGGATTAACGACTTGGCAATTTGGAATGCTTTTCGGCCCGTAGTGCATGGAGCTATAACTACTCCATCAATACTGGATTCACCGATAAACATTTCACAACACTCTCCACCTCCTATCCTTTCAACACTTGCAACTGTTTACCGTTTTTGGCGTGGCTCGATGAAATACCGTATAAGATCTGTAACCAATTTTACAACCCAAGGCTACTTATTTTATACGATGCTTAAGAATGTTGCCGACGTTCCTGGAATTTATAATCCATTCGCCGTGCAACCACCATTCAACAGAGCCGATTTATCATATCTTCCTGAAATGATGAATAACTATGTCACTTTGGATCTTTCCCAAATGAGACATGCTGAATTGCAAGTTCCTTTCGAATATCCTGTTCCTTTCCGTGATACTTTTGAAGAATTGTATCAAGCCTCACAAATGCCTGACCGTTTCAACGAAGTCAAAATTCCAACTGGACGCAATTTGATAGCATTTGGGCTACGTGGATCAATTAATTCATCATCTACAACTAACCAAGCAATCTTTGAAATTGAATATTGTGCCGGCGAGGATTTCCAGTTCTCTGGAGAAAACCTTCTTGGCACTAAATTCAAGATTTCCAAGGCTGCTTTTAGTCAAACTCAAGACCTTTATGGCCAAAATGTTACTAAATACGCTCCTTTTGTTGTCCCTCAAAAACTAGGATCTGATGGACGTTCATGGGGAACCGTGAATCCACCAGCACCATGAGTTTGAAACGATTGGCATTTAAATCTGTTTTGTACCTATTTAAGAAATTACCATGTGGAAAGAGAAAGAATAATGAGCCTTAGTTGATAGTGAAGCTCACCAGGAGCGGTTCGCCGTAGCCCTGGCACTGCCTTGCTAAGGAATACAACTTATTATTTCTTTTGTTAAATTTCTCTTTCAAACCGTATTTCAGCGATGTGGGAAAAGAACAGTAGTCTTTGACATTTGTGTATATGACTATAAAATATACTGACTTTCGACAATCAGAGATTTCAAAGTAAACCTGTCTGATGACTGTAGGGATAGACCTATTAACAAATTCTTTATTCTCTTACCATGGCTACAACTATACGAAACAAGAATAAAGGTGATGTGGTGGCCCCACAAAAATTAAACTTCAACATTGTGCCCCTTAATGAAAAAGTACGCTACAATGTTGCTGTACGCAGCACAAGCTTCCCAGCCTTTCTTAAGAAATGGCTGAAGAATGTAGATCCAGATACCAATTCTGATGAATACATTGAGGACTTCGAAAAGCTCAAAGGAAAAACCCAGGCCTGCATTACTGATAACATGACCTCCAAAGGTTATAACATTGCACACCTGTACCAGATCCCTCTCTATGAACTTGAAATGATCATAGATGATTTGAGACTCCCTTTCGAAATAGTCTTGGACAAACCTCTCGTCCAAGTACCGTTACCTAGCCCTCCCGTTCTGCACCTACCTGTCCCTACTAATGATAAGGTAGTTAGTGTCAGACTTCCGTCTAGTGCCACTTCAAGTGACACTGAAGACATAGTTTACGATAGCTTAGAAGATTTAGTTATAGAACAGCCACCCGCCCCCTCAAAAGCTGAACTTATTGAGGAGGAACGTGAATTTCGACGAGCAGTTATTGCTGCTAAACCAAAAGTTCAAAAATCCACCACCAAACGTAAAACAAAGAAGGTCAAACTTCAACGTTTTGATCTCCCCCGTTCTCATGCTCCCTATTGGAACACAAGCAAGTATATAGAGGAATCTTATGCTTTGAATGTGTCCCCCAGGTTTGAGCGAGCTTGGAAAAAGACTGAAAGACTTCCCCTTGTTGTACAAAATCACACCAAATTACAACAGTTATGCCACCACGTAACACTAGAGGAATCTCTCAACGTCTACTACTTGCTGAAGCACTTCAAGAACGCCGGAGAAGGAACGTTTGGTGATATTTCAAAGTTTGACTTAGATAAGAAACATCACATTAAAAATTCTTTGTTTAAATTTTCTGATATTGATCCCTTAGAAGAATACCAACTGCGCGAAAATGCTCATGTTAGCCATAACTCACATCATACAAATTCACATAACCAAATGATGAGTGTTAAGGACACTATTGAGCTTCTCTGCGACCAAACTGCTTGTGCCCTTAGATATTGCGATAACTTACAAGATGCTGTTATAATGCAGTTTGAATGGATTTTCGAAGAAAAAGACCGATTTTTGAACGTAAAACCGAAGTACATTAACCTTAATCCCGCCGGAGTAATAGCTTTTGCTCGCGAAATCTTTAACCAAGGATTCACCACCCAGAATCTAGGATTCTTTAAGAGAGCCACTTTACAACGAAAGAAACACTTTCTCACTCTTAAGGAATACCATGAACTTAAAGATTTCCGCCTATTCTGCAAACGCATACGCTTAGATCCCGTACTTAGCTATTATTATCTTGAAACAATTAACCACGTAAACTTAGTTAATAGATTATTATCTTACTTTAGAATTGCTCAAAAACATGATGCCGACAAATTCCATCATGATATGCTTCTTACTTATGCCATGAAATGGTTTAATGGAGAAATGCATATAGATACCAATGGTGAAGTTCCTGAGTTTCCGTCTACAGCGAAGACACCCCTCGAAACTATTAAGGACACCATTGAAGCAGCCCGCGATACCCCAAGATCAGTCTTTACAGATATCTATAGTTTTATGGAAGAAAAGACAACTGAAATTAAAACTGGTTTAATGGCTTCTTTTGAAGAGACTTTAAACCCCGTTGTTGAATTCTTCAACTCTATTAGGGAAATGTTGGTATCTGCTGTAACAAGTATTACCCCATTCCTTGATGAAGTGAAGAAAATCTTCCAACTTAAAGAAGATCTTGGCGTCTCACCAGCTGAAGTAGTTAAGATATTATTATTAATTGTTATATATAATTCTTCTAGCAATACTATTATTCGTACATTAATTATAACTGCTATTCTTAACACTTTAGGCTTACTTAGTATAATAACCAATGCTTTTAAATTAGTTTATGACGAAATTAAAGGAAAGATGAGTCTTTTCTCAACTATTGATACCGGACTAACTGATGACTTCTCATTGGATACTATTTTATCCCTCGACAATCTATATGAGAATTCTGAAGCTTTAGGAATACTAGGTGGAATACTTTTCACCGCCATAACATCAACCGCAATCTCTTACGACAAGATGAAACCCTTAGGAACCAACATATCTAATGCAATTAGAAATGCTGGTTTTATGGGCACAGCTTTCCTCGGAGGTTCTCGAATTATATCCCTGTTTGTACCACTCATAAAAACCACTCTTGAGTGTGTTAGAGAGCATTTTGCTCCTAACATTAAATTTCCATCAGAGGAAGTTAAACGCAAAAAAGAAGCGTTGTACAAAGAGATTATAACTTGGAGCACCCGAGTTGAAGCCTTAAATAACGAAGAAGGATACCGACTTATTAAGACGAATAAGGAAATTGCCACGTGGGTTCGAGAAAAATACCCATCAGCAATTAGATTTGGCAAAATGGCTTACAAAGACGATTTACCACGTCCCCTACAGATTGCCATTCCCCGCGCCGTTGAAGCACACAAGAAATTATTCAACATCGTGGATAGAATGCTCACTTATGGAAATTTTCGATTAACACCATTCCATATGCAACTTGTAGGACAGGCCGGAGTCGGAAAATCAACCCTAGTCCAGCGTATAGTGCAAGAGTTTTGCGAAACTTATTGCCCCGAAACACCTGAAGAAAGCCGCATGTATGCCCGAGGAAACACTGACCATTATGATGGTTATGCCAACCAACCTGTTTTCTATTGGGATGATATGTGGTCTGTAGCCGATGCCAACAAAATTACTGAATGCCTTTCTCTTATATCCAATACACCTTTACCACTCCCCATGGCTCATCTTGAAGATAAATCAACTTATTTTAACTCAAAGTTCTTTATCTCAACTACGAACACCCCTTGGCCAGCTGTCAAGGATGTACTTTGTTCTACAGCCGTTTGGAGAAGAAGACATCTTCTTGTTGAAGTTGTTATGGATGAAAGAGTAAGAAACACCTCCTCACACAAATTTGATATGGACTTATTCAAGAAACACTTTGCCGACCATTCTACGATACCAATGAAGGAATTACTACAAATCTGGCCTCATTTACGCTTCAATTTATTGAAGCCTGTACCTAATGATGGCCGTCCACCAAGAAGCAACACCAACTCACATTTTGGTATGTACTCTGGGGGATATTACGAAGAATCTGACATTTTACCTACCGGAATTACTCTTCCATGTACAGACCTCTCTATTGAGGATCTTTTGGAATTAATGAAGAAAAGGTATAATGCTTTACGCGCTGAAGAACGCGCTGTACGTAATGACCCCGAAAAGAGAACCACCATAATGAAAAATTTGTGGACAGAAGCTGATTTTGTAACTGAAACTTTAGCCGAAGATGAATACATCTCTACCGAATTTGCTGAGCGCATTCTTGAATTTGACGAAACTGCAACCGAAATTATCAATGAACCTGACGAAGAACAACAAACTTTAGACGATCTCAACATTGTCTTTAAAGACATGTTTGATGAGATATTTGCTGACACCGCCGATACATCTGATATAGTAAATCCAACAGATGTTCTAGAAATGGAAGCCCGACGACGACAAAGAATTCTTCGCAAGCGAGGAGTTGCCGATCCCTCTGAGGATCCCGCAAACACAGCTCATCGAAATTTTGGTTCAGCTAAACTAATACTACATGACGACCAAGTCTATAGCTTTATGACGAAGAATCTTGGCATGACTATTATCGATAACGTTAATAATGTCTTAGGAGATCCAACTGAAGTAATTCTCACCGAAGAAAACGCCCGAGAATATCTCGCAAACCTTCATAGATTTTATTCGCCAGATAAACGTATGCCAACGTGCTACTTTCCTATTGAGAACTATAAAAATCACCCAGTTCTTGGTCGGATTGCTCGACGTGACTTAGCACCAAAAATATCGCTATGGTTTCTCTACAGAACCAAGTTTCTTGAAGAACCCGGAACAGACTTAAAACAACCAACGATAAATGCACCACCTGGATTCTACTATAATGTAAACTACGAAGTCTTGCGTCACCGAAAAGGAATCAGGACCCGTGGGAACCACTTTTACTATAATGACCCTGTCTTTAAGACAGTGGCCCGTTCCACAGGTATTGAATCCCTCCTCTTTGAACCCTGGTTCATTGAAGATCACCGACAATTCTTCGCTTTGCGACAGGAAGAACGTCTTGCTTTATTGCAAGAAAATGAACGACTTAATAAGATTGTCTCCTACACTAGTTCATATTTCAAAAACTTAAAAGAACGTATTTCCAAATTATCCCAGTCATTGTGGGATCAAACGATGTGTACCTTTAGATATCTGTGGCTTGAATACATGCAACCTTTAGTAAAACCCCTTTTACTTGTTGCCTCCGCCTTTGGCGTGATAGCTGTAATTAGAAAAATCAGCAAATTATTCCAACCACACAAATCTGAGGATACATCTCGTTTCCTTTTCAAACGATCCAATGGTCCCCGCATTCACAAAGATACTAATGGTGAAACGTCTAATGAGGAGATCCAGAAAAGCCTACTTTCAATTAGAAAGAACCAGTTATACATACAAACCGAAACTGGTTCATGCGGAAACGCTATTGGCTTTGATGGGCATTACCTTTTGACATGCTATCATATGTTCCGAAAAGAAATCGACCAAAAGATCCGATTCAAAATTTTCTTCAATCCAAATTCAAAATGTCCTCTTTGGAGCGGTTATGTTGAACCTCATAATGTTTATGTAATTCCTGATGCCGACGCTGTTGTTTTTCGCATAGATAATTTACCAATGTTTAAAACAATTAGCCATAAATTTCTTAGTGATGACGATTACTTGAAATACGAGATTCCTCGCATTATAATTAATCCTCATTACCAGGCCCCAGAAAACTTTATGACTCCCATTTCCGAAACAAAAGAACTACTCCATAATTATAAATATCAATCCTGTAAGTTTCCTGAAACCAAAACACTAGGCAAGTGTCTATCTTATAAAGGACATGCCCTTAAAGGATCTTCCGGATCCCCTGTTTTAGGACCTCGACAACTTATTAAACCGTTTATACTTGGACTGCAATCGAACACTGACACATACTTTGACGCCTCCTACGTAACAATTGTTACCAAGAATGATCTTGATAAGGCAATGGCCACACTCGGCATTACTACCGTACACCAAGGCCCCCTTATCTGTAATGAAAACAAGATCTCAGCCACTTCCGAATTATTGATTAACGTTGATACTTGCGGAACTGTTCCTATGAATTGCGTAGTAGGACGTGTCAAAAAGAGTAGTTTTATCAAAACACCGATATCTACTTTCTTCCACTCAGAAAGAATTCCAGCAATACTTGATCCATTTGATGATAGGGTTCCTGAAGATACACATCCCCTCCAACACTCCATAAACAAATTTGGACGCGATGTAATTGAACCACTAGATCCTGATCAACTTCGTCATGCTCAACAAGGCGTATGCGAATATCTGAAAGGAAAACTCACCGGACTCGACAAAATACAACCACTAGACATTCTCAGTTCATTGACTGGACTTCGAGAAACAGGTTACGAATCTGTAAATCTTGCCACATCGATGGGTTTGCCCTGGATATTAGACAAATTTCCCGGTAAACTCCCAGGCAAAAGAGAGTATTTTGAATACTCTGTCCTAGATGGACATGTGACTCGCTTGTCACACGAATTCGAACTAGAATTCCAGGAATTTGATGCAAAATTACGACAAGGTATCATTCCCAAAAACTCTCTCTACGTCTTTCCCAAAGACGAACTTCGACCTATAGCGAAGGTCATTGGCCCCCCCATAAAAACACGCTCCATAGATGTAATGAATTTTACATTGACCCTTCTTTGGAGAAAATACATATTGCCCGTTGAAGCCGCCCTGCACAAAGCCGCCAACGGATCAACACAATGTTGCGTCGGAATTAATCCCAGTTCCGTGCACTGGTCAAACCTGTACCATTCCCTCAAATCAGTTAACGACGTTGGTTTCGATGCCGATGTAGGTAACTGGGATGGTCACTTCCCTCCCGATCTCTTCCATGCCACAACAGATGTACTCTGTGAATTATCTAACTACCCAATTAATTCACCAGAATGGCTTGCCGTTCGCGGTTTAGCTGATAACGCTCTCTTCGGATTTGAGCAATTTGAAGACATTGTTGTGGGGAAAGAGCGCGGTATGCCCTCAGGCTTTGGAGGCACCGCAATCATAAATACCGTAGGTCATATGATATTATTTTATTACATGTATAGAACTATTTGTATAGAACATAATCTTAAATCTTTACTTAGCTTTGAATTATATTTACAACACATTTGTGTTCGCTTCTACGGTGATGACGTTATTGCCACTGTTTCGCAAACCCTCCTTGACAAAGATATCAATGCACTCACATTCGTCGATAAATACGAAGAGTTAGGCTGGCCCACTACTGTTGCCAGCAAAACTGGAGTTCCCCAGCCGTTCAAACCGCTGGAAGAGTGTACGTTCCTTAAAAGAGTATTTACATTTGATCCTATATTACGATCATCTGTTGTTTACGGAGCGCTTGACACTGGAGTCATTGAAGATCTTTGCTACTGGATGAGAAAAACAGTCGCAATACAATCCCAATTTTATAGCAATTTAAACGATGCTTTGGAATTTGCTTGCTGCCATGGCAGCCAATATTATGATAACCTGCTTTTTAGAATAAATAAGGCTTTAAAACAATACAATTATAATATAATATTAATAAACTATAGTGATATGCGTGAAATTCTTTTAGACCGCTATTACAATTAGGCTTAAGTTAACTTTAGTTAGTAAGTTGAAATTATCCGCTGCCCTCATTTTGAGGTTCAATTGGTCTCGCGGTAATTCTAGTTAGGATAAAATTAGCACTTAGGTAAACCCTGTTGAGAATGAGCAATTTTGGCTATTCTTTTTCTTGGTAAGTTCCAACAGGTCACTGAACAACCATACGTTGATTCCAGCTTTGCGAATCTCCGGCTTGCCTTAATTGGCCGTCCGGAATTAGATTTTCTTAGTGATCGGCAATGTGAAACCAATTGCATACCCGATTTAAATGAGCTTAAGGTATAAAGTCCGATTTCGTTTTCCGACTATTCAG